GCATAAGGATTGTTTGGGTAGCCGTAACCAAAATACCCTGCAGCACCGCCACCACCTACAGTAATTGTTTGAGATGAACCAGCCACTACAGATACACTTTGAGATGCAATACCACCAGAACCGCCATTACCGCCAAGCCCACCCCAGTAATCAGAAGTATTACCGCCACCACCGCCACCACCAATAACATAAACATTTAAATTACCGACTAAAGTAGCAGGCACAGTCCATGTTGTAGAACTTAAAAATGTTACTGATTGAAATGAAGTTTTCTTTGCCCCATAAAAATTATTTAGTGATATAACTCCATTAGTGGGTACATTAAGGGCAAAAGCATTTGCTGGTACGTATATGCCGCCTTTATAGTATTCATTTAACCCGATAGGATTACTTCCTCCAAACTCAGTTTGGATATCTGCTAAAGAAATTGGGCCAGATGTTTGCAGAGTCATTACGGTGTTCCGTTTGCATAAACATTACCTGCGGCAATAAAGTTACCGAGAGGATCAAGAGATGCTACATTAGTTCCATTGTAAACAAAATAAAGTTTTGCATAACTCTGTGTAATCGTAGTACTAGCTGTTGTTTGAGCAGTATTTACAGTATATGTTCCTACGCCACCTGGTGTATAGAAATTGTAAGTACCTGCTGCTTGAACTGTAAATGGGTTTGAGAAAGTAACAGATGTACCGCTTACGGCAGTAACTACTGTACCCGCTGCTAGTCCTGTACCAGAAACTAATTGCCCAACCGCAATACTTGTACCTGCTGATAGAACTACTGTATATGCTCCAATTGCTCCACCGCTAGAAAATGTAGGGCTGACAACCGCTGTACCTGTAGAAGTTAATTGATTTGTTATTTGAGTATTGGCTGTAACCCCAGTACCACTAAGTACTGACCCAGGTTTTACTACAACTGAAGTAGACGAAACTGTAAGAGTAGTTGTTGCAATAGAACCAGTAAATGTATTTGTTGTCGGTGTTAGATTTGTTGACCAGTTTGTATTTAATAACCCATTTGCATTAGTTGCTAAAGTAGCATTGGTTGCGTTAGTCGCAGTAGTCGCAGTAGTCGCAGTAGTCGCAGTAGTCGCCAGAGTAGCTGTTGCGGCATTACCAGAAATATTACCAACGATAGTATTACTAAATGTTTTAGTGCCTGTGAATGTTTGGTCGCCAGAGATTTGAGCAAAGCTGGTTAATACTGCAGCGGTCATACGGAGTTCTAATAAACTACCTGCTGCATAGGCTCTGGCTGTGGTGTTTTCTTGAGCACGAACGACTGTCATTACATCGCTACTACGAGCTGTTACTTTTACAATTTCTATGTTATTACTTGTATCTACAAGGGTTGCAATGAAATAATCAGATCCTGTAATTGCTGGAAACTCTGACCCCTGCCCACTTGATACTGTAATAGTAGTGGAAGAAGTTGTAATTGAACTTGCAATAGGTGCAGAAGCATTATTAGCGAATAGGACTGTCATTATTTATCTCCAATTTCCATATTTTATCATATTACGTTTATGTCTCCAACACTAGGATCCACCTGTATATCAGTACTTACGAGCTCAGCTACTACTTGTATATCATCCACATCTACACTTGCGTATGTTTGATTTATTTTTGCAACAAAAAGATCTATTAATTGATTTATAAAAGCTTGGTTATCTAAACTTATATTTTCGGTAATACTAACAGAATAAGAATTTGTTCCTAACCCTATTTGTATACTTAAAGGTACAAAGTTTTCAGTAAATGTAATACCATAAGTTGTTCTAACAGTAGGGGTATCAACTGAATTTACGTTTTCAGTAAATGTAAGACCATAAGTTGTTCTAACAGTAGAAGTATCTGCTACTCCGATGTTTTCGGTTACAGATACACTATATACACCACCACTTACTATAGTAGGAGTATCTGCTGAACCTATGTTTTCGGTAAATGTAATACCGTAAGTTGTTGTAACAGTTGCAGAATCAGCAGAACCAATGTTTTCAGTTACAGAGGCATTATATGCTGAATTACTAGTTGTAGTGGCTGAATCAGCAGAACCAATATTCTCGATTGCTGCAGTAATACTATAAGTTGTTCTAACAGTAGGGGTATCTGCTGAACCTATGTTTTCAGCTACAGAAACATTATATGCTGAGCTACCAGATGTAGTTGCAGAATCAGCTGGGCTAATGTTTTCAGTAAATGTAATACCATAGGTTGTTGTAACAGTGAAAGAATCAGCTGGGCTAATGTTTTCAGTTACTGAAGCAGTATATGCAGAATTGTTAGTTGTAGTCGCAGAATCTGCTGGGCTAATGTTTTCAGATGCAGTAATACTATAAGTTGTTGTAACAGTAGGTGTATCAGCTGAACCTATGTTTTCGGTAAATGTAATACCGTAAGTTGTTGTAACAGTTGCAGAATCAGCAGAACCAATATTTTCGGTTACTGAAGCAGTGTATGCTGAGCTACTAGATGTAGTTGCAGTTGCAGAATCAGCAGAACCTATGTTTTCTGTTACTGAAGTAGTATATGCTGAGACTACAGTTTGAGAATCAGCTGAACCAATGTTTTCTGTTGCTGAAGCAGTATAAGCAGTGCCGCTAGTAGTTGTATTATAAGTAAAGATAATAATACCTGCACCGCCAACACCTGACGTTGAGCCTGATCCACCGCCACCACCGTATGTTCCAGCTGCACCACCTGTTTGCCCATACCATGCGCCACCGCCACCGCCACCAGGACCTGCTGTTCCACCAGCAGTTGCAGTATATTGTGAACCTGTACCACCTGCTTTACCAGTGCTACCTTGTGATCCACCGCCTCCACCTCCAGTCCCTGCTGTACCTGCTGTACTAGGGTTTCCCCCAGTTCCACCACCTGTTAACGAAGTACCGTTACCATAACCATTACCACCTGAACCTGATGTAGATGAACCTGACCCATCGGTACCAGCAGTACCTGCACCTGGAGCACCGCCTGAACCGCCACCACCACCACCAGTTCCGTTTTGTCCTGTTATGTTACCGCCTTTACCACCTGCACCACCTGAACCTGCAGCACCACCACCGCCTGGATAACAACCAGCAGACGATTGTTGCCCTGTTACAGCGTTATCACCACCATTACCACCTGAGAATTTTGTGTCACCTACAGATGCAGCTGAAGTTCCACCAGTACCGCCTGTAAAACTTGTAGATGTTAAACCTGCTTTGGCTAAAGCACCATTTGATGTAGACGAAGGAGCAGCATTTGTTGCGGCATTAAACCATGTATCACCACCTGAAACAGTAGCACTACCGAACATTCCAATACTAATAAACGCAGAACCACTTGCAGTAAGTCCTGTTACCGATGTTGATTTAGCGTATGCTCCGCCACCGCCACCGCCAAAATAGCTTGATCCAGCACCACCGCCACCCGCACCACCTCCGATACACTCTACGGATACTAAAGAACCAAAGTCCGATGGTATTGCGTAAGTACTACCCGAAGTGATGAATACGGTTTTTATTGCCATTATTTATCCGTAGGGATTGATGGTGGAGGAGGTAGTGGTTCTGAAGGAGGTAACGGATTAGGGTTAATAAAATTTACACCATTCCAAAAATACCCAGGGCCTGCATAGTTGCCATCGGCATCAGGGTATTCTATAAAGTACATGCCCTCTGGAGCGGGGTCAGTAGGCTCACATACAATGATGTTAACTACTGACCCTGTAGAATCGACAACTGCACAAGAAGTCATTTGCCGCCTCCATAAAGATTAACTTGTTGCGGTTGTAGAGTATGTAACAGTCAATGTATCGTTAACTAATACAGCTTTTGATCCGCCTGAGAAGTTTCCTTCTGAATATAATGTACCGCTTGTATTACTTAGTGTACTTACTGCACCCGTTCCAGTTACTAAAAAGCAACCATAAACTGTACCAGCAGTAGTTATTGTAAAAACAATACCTGTAGCAGTAGAAGTTGTTACGTTAGATGGAGTTGTTCCTGAAGATGAAGATGATGCAAATGATGCTGTTCCACGAACTGCTGAACCGCCAACTGTATAAGTAGTAAATTCACCAGCATTTGTAGTAACTAAAGTAGTCATTGTATCAGCTGCTGCAGGTGTTAAACTTACCTTAGTCAAACCTAAAAACGGGCCAACTACAGTATAAGCAGAACCTTTTAATAGGGTATCTAGCATTAACTGTTTACCAGCTGCTACAACTAGATTTGGAACTTCATCTTCCCATTTCACATTACCATTTTGATCATGACAAACAACTTTGTACATACCTTCCATACCAAATGGTTCATCTGATTTTTTATTACGGCCTACTGTTACTACTGCGTTATCTCCAAAACCTGCTATTTCGTTATTCATAATTGCTCCTAGCTAAATTGTGATCTTACTAAAAAATTTAATACATTGTATACCGTCTGATGCAAACCAGCAAAATTTATTTCTATTTCTCCTTGATACTGCCCAGGATCTACATTGAGAGTATTGTTAGGGAAATAAAACATAACCAACCCATCTGAACCATTTGTTACATTAGTGCAAGTAATAGTAGATAGTACTGTTGTTGAGTTTATAGCTCTAAACTTTACTGTTACTGTGGCAGAACTTACGTCAACAACTGTACCATCTGGGTGATACAAAGTCATTTTTATATAAGGTAGATTATCACCTTGAACTAATTTAATTACGCTCATACAAACCTCTGAAATTCTGCTCTAACGGAGTCTCGTGAAAGACCTTTTGTGATCTTTGTTCTTGTTTCAGTAATACCGTTTTTAAACATCCTAGCATATTGTTCTGCTGCGGTTTTATCATAATACGATTGTTGAGGAGTCCCATATAAACGAGCTCTAGCTCCAAAACTAATAATTTCTAAAAATTGTTCGTAAACTTCTGAATCTATTTCAGTAGAATCTCTAGTAGGTGCAATTGAAACTCTACATCTTAAATAATCCGTGCCAGTTACAGTAACAGGATAAGGAGTTACGATAATTTCAGGCATAATTAAACGAGTTACATATGCAGGATTTCCTTGCACTTGTCTCCAGTCAGCCATACGGTAAATACTAGCCAACTCATCGCTGGACTTAGGGATTACCAAAACATCGTTATAGTAAGTTACTTCTGGTAAAACAAATTTAGTATCAGCTGGTGTAACTATAGGGTACGAAGCTTGATTAGCGACTAATGGAATATAAGGAATATCTATTTGTAAAAATCTTGTTTTTTCACAAAACTCAATACAAGCATTTCTAATTGCATTAACAGCAATAAGGTCAGCTACGTTTGGTACAAACTGCATAACCTCTGGTAAAAAGTTATCATAGGGGACAGTAAATCCATAAGCTTGACTCATGATCCACTCCCTGGTTTGTCAGGGTTAAGCCCATCCAACTGTTGGTTCGGAGAGTTTTTAATTTCTTGGTCAGATTTAACACCCATAGTAGCCATAAATGTTTGTAAATAACCGCTTGCAAGAGCCACCCCTGGAGCATATTCTGCATCTTTACTGTTTGCACGGTACAAAACATAATCTAAAACTGCTGTCTGAAAAATATCATTAACATAAAGTGTGCTGCTTTCAGAAGTTACATCTGCTGGCACTGGTGAATAGTTAATTTGCAAATACCCTTTTCCATTGCTTGGTGGGTAAACATAATATACTGTTTGATCTTGTTGATCATAAATATAGTTTAACGGAACTGTTACAGGCACTGCTGCATGCCAGTTAGGATTAAAGTCATTTAAGATCTGTTGTGAAACAATTCTAGGTACTCTTCCAGGTGTCGTGCCTGTAGTACCCATGTAGCGAATAATATCTAGTAATGTCCAGCCATCTGCAGGAATATTTTGTCTTGTTCCAGGGTCGAGTTTTACAACTGCAACTTTATTAGTCGCATTAGGTGACATGACTGTAATTTGTCTTTGAGCGTCATTAATCCAGCCTAATAATTCAGCTCTAGTCCATCGTGTATTACCTTGGTCTAAAAGTTGAATTGAAGCTTTATCAATAAAATACTTAGCTGTTAATGTTCCCATAGCCTTATTATATACGAAAAGGGGCCTAGGCCCCTATATTAACCTGCGTGTGCTGCAAACCAAGTAATTCCATCTGGACAGATGAAAGTAGTTGATTTTGCTGTTGCAATACCAAATGGGATATTTACTGCTGCACCATTAATTGTTCCGCCTAAAGGTGGATAAACTAATACAGTATTCGCACCAGAGTTAAACACAGTAATAAATGCTGAACCTTGGTTTGTTAATTGTGCTGTATTATAAGTAGTACCAACAGTACTAAAATTCATAATATCAGCAGTAATTTGATATGTATCACCAGCTAACGCTGTACTCGCTATTGT